AAACCTGAACCTTCAAAGTTATAGTCTGAAAATTCTGCCTGTTTAGATAAAAAGTTTTTTAGATTTACTTTAATTGCGTCAAAGTCTAATTCTGATATGTCTAATTTTGTGCTTGCCATTTTTTATTCCTATTGTGCGTCATAGTAAGTTTTTGATAACTCACCACGCTCTTTTGTTTCACCTTTTTTTCTACATCTAATATAAACTTGTACCGTATCGCTTGTACCAGGTTTTGTATATGTTCTAATACCACCTGATATTACTGAATTAGCGCCATCTGCTGATTTAGGATATGTGTTTGATATAGTAGCAGAATTATCGTACTGCCATATATTATTACTTCCTGAAATATCTACATATGCCATTTTATCTTAACCTTTGTAAAAATGTTTCTACGACAACTGGTGTCTGTATACCTACAACATAGAAAGAAATTTGTAAATGATAAGCATTTCTATCTTCAATAGGTTCTGCTATAACTGAACTTATCTTTGCTCTAGGTTCAAAGTTTTGTAAAACCTCTTGTACTTTTCTTTCTAAATTTAATGCAGTAAGAGGTGTCATATTTTCAAATAACAATGCTCTTACATCACTACCTATTTCAGGATGAAAAGGTCTCTCATAATGATTTGTTTGTATTAAATTTTTAACACTTCTTTTTACAGCTTCAACATCTTCTAACTTTGTTAAATCGCTTGTCGTATGATTACGCATAAAATCAAGGTCTAAATCAGAATATATCCTGGTTACCCTGTCTTTACTAGTTGAAGATTTACTATCATAGTTTGCCATAACACTAATATTTATACACTAACCAGCAAACACATTAGGCGAACCTTCAGCAACACTTGTACAACCCGATATTGCGTCACCTACACGACCACAACCTTTACCATTTACAAATACCGTAGTACTGCCAGTTGCTATAGGTGCTGAGTGTGCAGGGCAAGGAACAGGTGGTAACAAGTGTGAAGTATTATTATCACCTTGTCTACTTATTGCAATACCATTGCAAAACACATTAGGCGAACCTTGCGCTCTTGCAGGTGTACTACAATGGGTAACATCTTTGTCTCCTATTCTCGTAACCGACGGCATTCCCGTTTCATTAGCTCCTGTAATTTGTCGTTAAAGGTTTCTATTAACTTATGTTCTTCTTCTGTATGAGGTTCTTCTGGATATTTAGGATTAAATGAAATAACAGCACCAATCTCTTTTGGTATATCGTCAAAATTAGTGTAAGTGTAGATACTTCTACCTACTTTAATCTTAAATTCGCCTTCCATTAACCTTGTCCTCTATAAGCCTTCCAACTTCTCTTTTTGGATTTGTTCATTGAACTAAATTTAACCATTCTTTTTCTTTTTCCTTGACTTGTCTTCTTTGGTTTTCCTTTAGTATATAAACTTACGCCAAAAATTCCTTTTCTTGCCATAAACCTCCCATTCTTTTTCTATATTTATGGTCTTTTTTAGAAATTACATTTAAATTGCGTGTAAACACCGCCGTGTTTTAAAGTTTTTTTAATACTTTCTCTTTGAAACTTATTGTCAATGGGATTATCTTCAATATTTGGGAAAATTTTGCAATCTGTGAACTTAAAAGAACATCCAGAGAACAAAAATAGTACAAAAAACGCAAAAATTATGTATTTTTTTGAAAAAATGCTCATTTTTTGCTTGACACCTTTCGTTAACTATGGTATATTAGTATGTATATGTTAACAAACACTATGAAAGGACAAAAAATGACATCATTTTTTTCAATAATCACTATATTAAGTGCAATAATGGCTGTAGGTGCAATAGAAGATTGCGGTGGTCATTGTTTAGGACAAGAAAACTGGACAATGTTTTTCGTAATGTTCGCAATTACGATAGTTTCAGCGATTGCAACTTTTTATTTTCAAGCAAAAGACATTGAGAACAACAAATAGGGAGAATAAACACTATGATAAAAGTAAATCAAACTGCTAAAACACTAGAAGAAGGTGTTAAGAACCTAATGGAAGGTGCTAAACAAGACTATGTAAGGTGTTCTACTTCTGATGGTAGAAAAGAACTTACTGGTTATTCAAAAGAACAAGTTGATAAATGGGATTCTTTAATTAAAGTTTCTCAAGGAAAGAAATACATTAAAGTTGTAAGAGAAAATGGTGTATTTGCATTTATCGTAAAAGAAGACTTTAAACATTTTAAGAAAGGTGATATATTGAAACCTGCTGGTTACAATGCACCTGCATTAAATCAACCTAGAGGAAATGTTCTATCTGGAAACTATATGATCCAATGGACAGGACCTTTATATCTTAACTAAAGGAGTATATTATGTCAGAAGTGAAATTTAATGATTTAAATAAAGTGTTGGAATGGATTAGAGAACCTAGTCATAAAGAACACTTATACATTGTTGAGGCTTGTATTGCAAAAGCAAAAGCTGAAGACATTAACAAATTTGCTGTTGGTGCTAAAGTAATATTTGGCAGACCTAATGGTAAACAACACAAAGGTGTTATTGTTAAATGTAATCCTAAGAAAGCTGTTGTTATGGAAGATGGTCGTGGTAAGTGGACCGTGCCTTATTCTTTAATGAAGTTAGCGTCTTAATTATTTTTTAGGTTTAATATTCATCCATCTTTCCTGTTTTTCAACTTTTACTTCGTTGAAATCAGGAAATATGTGCGTGTGTTGTTCATTAACACTACGACCAAACTTAACTTTATCCCAACCTCTTTCGTGCATATAATATAGAAACATTTTTGTTATTACTTCTATACCTGCGATTGCACCTGCAAAATCAAATCTGCCTGTAATTAAATAAGAAATTAGAAATGTATCACTAGTTGCTAAAATACGCCAAGTTAAGGTCTTTAGTAAACTTCTTTTTCTTTGTGATTGCATTTATTATGCCCAAGGTGTATAACCTTGTTCCTTTGCTGTTGGGTCATCTTCACTTTCTATATGAGTGACCTCTGGTACATAATGTTTCATCATACTTTCAACTCCTTGTTTTAAAGTAAGTTGAGACATAGCACAACCAGCGCAACTACCTGCCATCATTAGTTTTAATTTGCCGTCTTCAAAAGATTTAAATTCAATTTTACCACCGTGAGCTGCAACTGATGGTGCTACTTTATCTTTTAAAACAAATTTTATCTTTTCTATTATTTCTGTATCCATTAAAACTGCCCCATAATCCATAAAGACACAAATATGGTAATTACTATTGCTTCGTAAGTCATTATACTAAATTTAATTTTTGTGATTGTTCTCTTGTCAAAGGTTTAACATTTTGACCTGGACTTTCTAGTATGTAGTTACCACTAATACTTATTCTTTCATAGTCAGTATAGAAAGGTGCTACATAGTGTTGAAGTGAAGCAGGAAAAACACACATCAAACCTCTATAAGGTTCTACCGTAAAACTATTTGCTTGTAATTTTGTAATTTGTTCGCCATATGTAAAACATAATTTACCTGATACATTTGCATTAGTAGGTGGTACATTTTCAGTAAATATCTTTTCGTCTATATCACCAAACATTACAAAACTAAAAACACCACTATGGTCGTGTGGTGGATTAAAATCGTATTTGTGTTGAAAGTTAATCCATAACTGGTCTAATCTTAACACATTAGGTTTATTATCTGGAGATAGTGTCTTATGAATATTAGGCCAACCTTGACCATAGTTAGCTGCAAGTATATCAAAGAACTCAAATACCTTTTGAACAATCGCCATATCAGCACGATTACGAATTTCTCCTTTATCAAATCTTACAGAAGTGCTATCTTTTGAAGCACCCATATGACCTGCTAAATGATTTCTATGGTCTTGTTCTTTGTGATTTTGCTCTCGTATTCTTTTACCTTCATCAATTAACATCTGTAAAATGTTATCGTCTATTTCTGTTCTATAAACAGGTGGACCAAAAGGATATAATACTTCGCCGTTAATATCTTTGCCGTCTTTGTTTACACCAACTAGTTGAGGCAAGACGGTTTTGTCTCTCATTTTTGTCATAACTATATCTTATACTATTCTAATTCAGTTGTCAATATGCCGTTCTCTCGTAATGTCTCTAATAGAAACTCTTTCTCTTTCTGTAAGATATTATTTTGAGCAGTTAATACTGCAATTTGTTTATCTAAATCAGAAGAACCTCTATTATCATCTAATATCATTTGAAGTTGTTTCTTCATCAAACTCATTTGATATTTGTAGTCTTTTTCTAAAGGTATCATATTTGACATTTCTATTGCGTCTGATTGCATATTGGCTTGTCTTACTTTTTCATTGTAAAGTAATTCTTCTTGTTTCTTTCTATCGTAATTCATTATACACCAAAACTTTCACCACAACCACAACTACTTGTTGCGTTGGGATTTTTTAATTCTAAAAAACTACCAAATATTTCTTTCTTATATTCAATAGTCATTCCTGATAACATCAATAAACTTGATTTATCTACAAGTAAACTAAATTCGTTAAAGTCTAACTTTTCGTCATCTTTACTTGGTTCATCATCAAAAGACCAGTCATATTTAAAACCAGCACAACCACCACCTTTAACTTCTAAACGAACATATTTTTTATTGTGTTCTTTTGCAAGATTAATTAAATGTGTTTTTGCTGTATCTGTAAGATTAATTAAACTCATACTGATTCCGTTTCTGTTATTCTACCTTGTAATATATCAATTAGTAATCTTTCAAAGTCCTGAAACATATTCCACATATGTCCTTGACTATCTATTTGCATATATGCGTTCCAACACAAAAACAATATAGCGATTGTGTTAACAGCACAAAGTATTAAAACTAATTTAGTCATAGAATTATTTAGGGGACATTTAAGTCCCCCAAATATTACCAGTTATCGGTTGATTTAACTACTCTATGACCTAGTACCTTATTTTTGTTTACACCTTCTTTTAAAGTGTAACCACTTGTACCATTGCCATTTATATCCACTTCTGTACGAGAAGACGCAAGAGCCTTTTCTTTTCGCTCTATTTGTTTCTTTCGTCTATAAGTGGAGAGTAAATGAGTATGTCTGTTCATAACACCCTCCTTTGTTAAAAGTTAGGTGCGTTCCTTCGGCGATTGCCTACTTCCGACCTTTATGGTTGAACGATATTAATTATTTATATAATATCGGCGTAAGTTAACCTCGAAATTGCTTAGAGAAAAAGAGTCGCCGTTCCACTAATCATTCCAATCTAATGGCGTATTATCAATACGGCAGACTTTATGGAGAAACCATTTAAGAAATCTTTTAATTCTTTCAACAACATACTTTCTTATAAAATATCGTACTACACGCATTACAATTAAGATAGGCGAACTTAATACATCAAATACTAGAATTAGAAAGTCAACAAATATATCAACTAGATTATCCGTAGTTACTTGTTTTTGCGCCTTGCGCCTGATTGCTGAAAATCGTTCTTTGATTGTCATAGTGTTTGTCCTATAGCTGTTCTCTGGAGGTTTCTACACATCTATGTATTAGTTTTGTATTCCTCACAAATGTTCTCTATATGTTCTATTTATTTTATTAAGTGAAAAATGTGAGACATTATTTCACTAGACATATTTGTTAACATATGTTAGATTATACACTTAATTAACTATGAAAGGAAACACTATGAATAATCTACCAAAAGACTTTATACAATCAGAAGAGTATTGTGTAATTGAACCTGGTCTAACAAAGTTTAACAAAGACCAGATTATATCTCACAAAGACTTAATGTCGTTAAATGATATATCTGAAGTTAAAGTCATACCTCATATGTCTAATGATATTGAAGAAGACGAATCGTATAAAGACTATGAGAAGTTAACATCAAATATTGCTAAAATACTTGAAGTCGCCGAAGACAAAGTATCAGATTTAATTGAAGATTACAATGACAAGTATGAAGACCAATATATTGATACCGTTGATATGTCTAGTCTATTCACACAATTAAAAGACTATGTTGAAGACCACTCTTAAAGTCTAAAAAAATATCCCAAAAAATTTTTAGACACAAAAAGATATGGCTTGAAAGATATGGCTTGCGCCAGTTTCTAGTATAGGGTTAGTCTGCTGAAATATCTCTAGTATCGTCTATTGCATTTATAGATTAGAGCTATGGCCTAGTTTTATAATGCCTTAATTGCTATGAGGTTTTCGGAAACGCTGTATATTATAGGCCTAGTTTAAATTAATTGTCTTACCTGTCTTTGTATTATCACCTGTAACCGTCTCGGTTCTACTGCCGGCGATTGTCTCTTTATGCGAGCCGTCCACAGACAATGTGTAATTCCCACCTACTTTTAGATTGTAATCCCCACCTGCATTGACATTTACTTTACCTACTCTGGTGACCACATTGACATCGCCACTATCTACTTGTATGTTAAGAGACGCACCAGGTCCTACTTGTATATCGTAGTGGTTGTTTAATGTAGCTGACTTGTTAATGTATATCTTATGGTGACCATCTATTGTTATATCACTATTGCCTTCTATGTAATGATAACTATGGCCAGTTGTAAACTTGTAATCATCTTTCTTAATTAGATTGATTTGGTTACCATTGTCTGTCCATTCTATTGAGTTGCCTGTTGCGTGGCGTAGGTGTATTCGCTTTGCGTTTGGCGTATCATCAAATTCTAGTATATGGCCACTTTCTGTTTCTGTAACCTTATTGTATGGATACACAGCGGCGTATGTATTTGTCGGCTGGTCAAATGTTGTTGTATCACTACCAGCGATTGCAGAGCCATCGGCCGCTGTTTGTGCGTCAAAGTCTGCTGTTGCCACTGCTTTAATTTCTGTATCTGACCGAATCATATTTACAAGAGAAGGTGCGCCGGTGGCCAGTCTGTTTGTATCTGGTTCGTCTATGTATTTAGGATAGATATTGTCGCCATCATAAAAGGCCGAAGAAGCATAACGACTACTATACTCACTAGGGCGACCAGGTAATGTACCTAATATCACAGGCTGCTGATAACTCTCGCCATCTCTAAAATAACCAAACACCCAAGTACCATTGACAAGAAAGGTTGGCGACACGCCTAGGCCGCTGATACCAGATTGTGTAACAGGTAACAAGGGTTGCGCCCACGGCAGGTCTTCTGTCGGTATGTCTGTCTTACTTTCACTATGCAGGCCAAAACACCTCACACGAACACGCCCAAGTTTCTCGGGATCGTGCCTGTCTTCTACTACGCCGGTAAATGTGTAAAACTTATTCATAAATTTTTTCCGATAAGAGCGCCTTTTATAACACTACGAATACTATTATTTTTACTATTTATTCTAAACCTACGCAACTGGGACGCTAGTCCCATTTCTATGTTACCCATATCTGGCGCAGGCTCACTCTGGAGACCTTTGAAAATATATCTCTTCATAGCCGCTGTAAGTAAATATACGCAGGTTTTCAATGAGTTGCGTAAAGGGTTGTTTAAATCTGTTCTCATTTTGTTCTCTCGTTTTATGTGTTGCGTAAGTCTGCGTATTCTCTGGTTTGATTGTCAGCAGTGCCTCAGCAACCCTATATTATAGTCTTTAGACCGCCATAGGGCGGTGGAAACGGCGGTTCTCGGCGGTTTCTCAAAGATGTTCTCAATATGTTAGAGTTTAAGATAATAAAGAGAATATTCCATCGTCTATACTATAATTATCGTAAACCTTGCCCTTGTCTCCTTTATGTAATTTAGGTTCTACTTCTATGTCTGTAGCGTAATATGGCGTTCTTACGCTATCTTTGATTGTTTCAACAATCATTGAATGGTATGTCTCTCTAGGATTGATTTTATGCGTTATCTTATTGACTAGATAGCGACCACTTAAATGTGGGTCTATGTCTAAATCACCTCTATTTAATTGTTCGTATAAAGGTATTTCTATACTGCATAAATCACCTACGGACAGACCAGTAAAGCCAGGCAAGTTAATTCTCATCTTAAACGAATCAAACATTACCTCTTGGCTGTTTCTTTGTAATATCTTGTCGCTGGCGTCTACAATATCAAAATCATTGTGTATCTTACTTGTATTACTTGAATGGTAGTAAGTACCTTCTGGATAATCATCTAATTGTTTGCCGTCTCTAAATGGGTATAAAGGTACGGTTGTCTTTGTATCTTCTCGTTCACCTTTGGCACCGTGTTCAGTATGGTGCATTTCAACAAAGTTATCACTATATTTAAAGTCTGTATTTGTAAATGTCTTGTTGTATAAGTCTGTCTTTATGACACGACTTGCAAGAGCACCTGTCGCCAATAGTTTCATTGTGTTAAAGTTTTCTAGTATCGTGTATGAAGATATAGTTTGCATTTCTCTAATGATATCTCTATCGCCTTTACCGTCTCTTGTATTGGCAACTTGATTGACAAACTTAGCGACTACTGGTCTACTTGTATCAGGCGCAACAGCAATCATATTTTCTAATGATTGACACTTAAATCCATCTGCTGTTTCGTAAAACTTGTAACCTGTGTTCTTAAATCTTTTTGATTGTGCATTTCTACATAAGAAATCTAATGTGTGAAATGGATTCCATCTAGGTATAACATACTTTCTTTGACCTCTTGTTGGTTCAATAAAGACATCTTTTTGTATATTCAGTTCACCATTACATACTTCACCAATCATATTTGATACTTCACCTTGCATACTTCTTCGTACTTTGACCGTTTGATTAGTCATTGCCTCTTGCGAACAGAAGTATAATATGTACACTTGACTTCTAGGATTTTGTACTTTTCTATTGCCTATCTTGTAGATAACCATAGGGTGCTTTTCAAAATCGTAATATCTATTTGTGCCTGGTGTACCAAACTTAAATTGTAATAGTTCGTTGCCTGTTAATGGGAAGTTATTAGGTAGTCCTGTTGAATCTGTAATGACTATCTGACCACTCATAGTCTTTTCGTTTAAGTCTTCATAGAGTTGTAACTCCATCACTAGAGAAGTAATATCTACTTTCTTTGCCTGTGATGAACCATCAAAACTTTCTTTACTTAATACGACAATAGGTGATAAGGTATAGTCGCCTGCCTTTTTCATATCGTCAGCGTTCAGTTGACTATACATTTTATTCTCCTATCAATTTGTCAAACTCTTCTAAAAATGCCTGTAAGTAAGACTGGTCTAATAATTTAATTTCTGACATTGCGTCTTGTTTTCTTTGTTCAAACTCTCTATTTGATACTGATACAGCACCTGCGTCTGTACTCATACACTCAATATGGACTTCTGTATCACCACTAGATTGTTTCTTTTCATAGTGATGTATGCCTTCTGGATTTGTGTATGTTTCTTTCATATATCTTTCAAAGTCAGCATAACTCATAGGCCAACCATAATATGCGTCTGTAATATTATTTGTAAGTAAGATGACCCAATGTAAATCTGATTTACCAAAGTGTTTAAATGCAACATCTTCAGGTCTCTCACCTTGTACAACAAAATACTTTTGATACAAACTTGCTGAATCAAGTATTTTACTTCTGACTTTTACTCTCTTTACAATATCTGTAACAAGTTTCTTTTGCTTGTCACCTTTCATATCGTACAAGACTAATGGAAAGTTTTGAAAGTACATATTAGTATCCTAATCCTATCATTTCTTTTGTCATAATTTCTGTTTCTGCAAATACACAATTGATTGTTGTAGTGATAGGTGCCGCCCCTTTGTCGTCTTCTCTAAATGTGTGGAATGTACCTTCTGTTGAATAGTCAACATCCATACTCTTCATAACACAACGAGATATATGTGGTATGTACTTGTTCTCTTTGTTTCTGTACATATAAGTTATTTGAAATTCTGATGGTGATAAGAAAGCACCTTTTGTCTTGTTACTAAATTCAGGCAACATATGAAATCTGAATAGTTTTATAATCTTATGAACACTTTCCATTTCTTTTCTATTCTTTGGTGCAAATACAAATGGAAAAGTAAATTCTCTAAAAGGCACACTTCTAAAAACTTGTTCGTTAAATGGGTTTAATGCTCTACCCATAGACTTATCTATTGCACCTCTAATATCGCCAACACCAGGTAAAGCACTTGCGATACCTACTACTGCCTCACCTAAAACTCTTTCTAACATCTGACCACCACCTTGCGTAATCGCCTCTTTCAAGTCCATAGATTTACCAACTTCCATACTAGACGCCATAAGTCCTGCAAGACCTGTTGCTAAACTTTCATAGTTGGCTGTATAATTAAATTTTACTGCTTCAGCAGGTGTATAGATACAAACACTATCACTAATTCTACTATGTGTTGTTGATGTACCTTGATTGATACCAGATTTTTGTTGTCTTAATTTCTTTTGTCTTTGTTTAAGTTTTGTTTGTGTTGGATCATAACTATCTTCAAAACCTTCATTTGCGTCTGCGTCTTTTACTTTTCTATTCATATTTCTACCATAAGCAGTTTTGTTATTCTGTATGATATCAATTATAACATAGTGACCTTCGTCTAAATTACTTGTCTCTTCAGGATAATATATTGTACCAAAGTTAAATCTGTCTTTTAATGCTTCGTTAGGATTTACTGCACCACCTTGACCTATCTCTAGTGGTGATGAATTAAGTATGTCTCTTGCTTTTGCTTTTGTTGCTTCGCTTGATTGTAGTCCTGTAAATGATGATGTGAAGTTATCAATCTGAGCATTGAAGTTGCCTACTGCACCATCAATAAAACCTTTGAGTTGATTTGCACCAGAATTTACTCTACCTTTTAATACCTGCGATACTTTACTTGTAAATGCCATATATAAATATCCTTATGAGTTGTACTAATATTTATACAGGAAATCGTAATAATGCCAACAGCAAGTTATAAAGGTCGTTTCACACCACAAAATAAAGACAAATACCTAGGTAATGTTAGAAAGATAGTGTATCGTTCTAATTGGGAAAGAAGATTTATGGTCTATTGTGATAACAACGAATCAATCAAACATTGGGGTAGTGAAGAAGTCGTAATCAGATATCGTAATCCTATTGACCATAAGTTACACAATTACTTTCCTGACTTCTTTGTTGTTACTGAAAAAGGTAAATATCTTATTGAAATAAAACCCAAGGCCTTCACAATCAAACCTAGACCGAGAGCTCGTAAGACCAAAGCATACTTAAATGAAAGTATGGCATACATTAAAAATAAAGCAAAATGGGGTGCCGCTAAACATTTTTGTGATTTACAAGGTTGGAAATTTAAAATACTAACTGAAGATGATTTAGGTAAATATTAAACAAACTCACCTAATTTTTCGTATGTGCTT